CAATTAGAAAAGAAAAACATAGATAAGATAGATAAGGACTACATAGTTGTAGAACCTAATGTTAAAAGAGTCTATGCACACACAGTTAATAAAGCATGGCATGGTTGGGAAGAGTTATTTAAACATGACTTACCATGGCTACAGTTAGGTGATGTGACTGTAAAACGATATACAAAGTGGAAAGAAACAAATACCTTTAGAGACGCATTACAAGTATTAAGCAAAGCAAAGTTATTTGTAGGCACAGATGGTGGTTTACATCATGCAGCAGCAGCATTAGGCATACCTTCTGTAGTGATATGGACAGGATTTACTTCACCAAGGCACTTAGGATATGACACCCATAGAAATATACATGACGGTTCAGAGCCATGTGGGACTTATGATAGCGTATGTCAACATTGTCTTCTAAAAAGCAAAGCAATCACCGTAGAACAGGTTTTAGATGCAGTTAATACTGAGTGGCATAGAACGCAGAGATAACGTCTTAAAACGCTTGCAAAAGCATTGTAAGGGCATTTTAACAAGACAATGGGATGGTAAGTCTATTCCAGTCATAGTAGGTAATTTACATGGCGCAGATAAAATACAAATAGCCTGTAGAGAACAAAACATACCCTATATTCTGATAGATCATGGCTACTTTCACAGGTCATCTGACTTAGAATGGGCTAGATTATGTGTAAGTAACTACCATTGCACAGACTGGCGTGTATCAGATAGAGAAACACCTAAAGTTCACGAGTATCGTAGTGGTGAAAACGTAGTTGTGCTACCTCCAGCAGAAAAGATAGCTTATATTTACCAAACTTCTCATTGGTTAGACAGAACAGTAGAAGAGATTAGAAAACATACAGAGAGAAAGATTGTCATTAAGCGTAAAGGCGAAGGTGACTTTAAACAAACATTAGAAAAAGCTCATGTCATTGTGAGTTTTGGTAGTGTCGCAGATGTAGAAGCACTTATTCGTGGTGTGCCTGTCATAGGTTCACCTTATAGCCCTGCAAACCCTGTATCCAATAACATTAAAGACATAGAAAACTTAACATATTTTGACAGAACAGCATGGTTAAGCTCATTAGCTGCTAGTGAATGGCATAAAGATGAGATGGACAAGTGCTGGGATAGACTAAAAGGACAATTAGATGGCATTTACTAACTATACTAGCTTTGTTTCTACAGTAGAAAGCTACTTAGCACGCACAGACTTGACAAGCGTCATACCTGACTTTATTCAGATGGCACAGTTAAGAATGAGTCGTGACTTAAGAACAGAAGCTATGTTAAAAGTAGCAACAACAACTCCTACAGATAGCAAGGTAGCATTTCCTACTGACTTCTTAGAGTTAAGAGAGATGCACTTTCAGGGTAACCCACCTATTCTGTTAGAGTTCCAAACACCTGACTTGTTCTTCCGTAATGGTCAAACAACATTATCAGGTCGTTCACATTACTTTACAATGTTAGGTACTGAGTTTCAGTTTGCACCTACTCAAGATACAGATTACACCATTCAAATTTTATATTATGCTCAACCTACATTTATTTCTAGCACAACTTCTAGTAACTTGTTCTTAGCATACTATCCAGACGCTTTACTTTACGCAACATTAGCAGAAGCAGAACCGTATCTTATGAATGACCCAAGAGTAGCAACATGGTCAGCATTATACGACAGAGCAATTGCTAATATTCAGAAGAGTGACTTAGGTCAAACATACGCATATACAACACTAAACGTAACACCACGATAAGGAAAATATTATGGCAGAAATGAGTAATTTTTTAGAGAATGCACTTATTAATGCAACTCTACGAGCAACAACATATACATCCGTAGCAACAGTTTATGTATCACTATGGACTTCAGACCCTACAGATGCAGGTAGTGGTACAGAAGTATCTGGTGGTTCATACGCTAGAACAGCAGTCACATTTGCAGCACCTTCTAACGGTGTAACTACAAACTCTGCTGACGTTACATTCCCAACAGCAACAGCTTCATGGGGTGTAGTAGGCTGGATTGGTATTAATGATGCAGCATCTTCAGGTAATCTTTTATATCATTCACCTTTGGATACATCTAAAACAATTGACTCTGGTGACATCTTTAAGATTTCAACAGGCAATCTTTCAGTTACATTAGCTTAAGGATAAACCATGCCTTTAGTCGTAAAGGATAGGGTTAGAGAAACCAGTATTACATCTGGCACAGGCACGCTTACACTAGCTGGAACATCATCTAGCTTTCAAACATTTTCTACTGCAATTGGTAATGGCAATACAACATATTATGCCATATCAGATGTATTAGCAAATACATGGGAAGTTGGTATTGGTACAGTTGGTGCTGGAACATTATCACGTGATACTGTATTAGCATCTTCTAATGCAAATGCTTTAGTTACATTTTCAACTAACTCTAAAGATGTATTTTGTACATACCCTGCTGGAAAAGGATTATATTTAGATGCTAGTGGAAATGCTATTGCTTTAGGCACTCCTGCATCTGCAACACTTACTAATGCTACTGGATTGCCACTTACTACTGGAGTAACAGGAACACTTCCAGTAGCAAATGGTGGAACAGGAATTACAAGTTTAGGCACAGGCGTTGCAACTTTTTTAGGCACTCCTTCATCATCTAATTTAGCTAGTGCTGTAACAGACGAAACAGGTAGTGGTTCTTTAGTATTTGCAACATCACCTACTTTAACAACTCCAATTTTAGGTACACCTTCATCTGGAACTTTAACAAGTTGTACTGGACTTCCTCTCACTACAGGAGTTACAGGTACACTTCCAGTAACTAATGGTGGTACAGGTACATCTACTTCATTTACAACAGGTTCAGTCGTATTTGCAGGTGCATCTGGTGTTTATTCACAAAGCAATGCTAATTTCTTTTGGGATAATACTAATAATAGATTAGGTATTGGTACTACTACTCCTGCTTTAAAAGTTGAAATACAAGGAACAGTACAGCCTACCTTAGTTGTAAGAAGTACGTCTACTGGTCTATATGATGCAGGAAGAATATGGCTAAATGCTTCTGGTGCTTCTGCAAACCAAGGCACTATGTTCTATCATGGTATTGAAAATACTGGTGATACTACAGATACAACATTCCAGATACAGCAAGTTTCAAATGGTCCTACTTATAATCGTACTATGTACCAAATTGGATATAAAACTCAATATCATGCGTTTAATACTAGTGATGTAGAACGTATGCGTATAGATACTAATGGTAATGTAGGAATTGGTACTGCAAGCCCAACAACATTTTCTGGATATAAAACATTAGAATTAGCAAATTCTAGTGGAAGTGCTGTAAGTTTAGTTACAGGAACATCTGTTATTGCACAAACAATTTCTAATAATTCTGGTGGAACAGTTTTAATGGGTGCAAGGTCAAATCATCCATTAATATTTACTACTAATGATACAGAAAGAGCAAGAATTGATACAAGTGGCAGAGTGACTACTCCAAATCAACCTGCATTTATGGCTGGAATTGCATCAACATCTGATGCTACTATTGCAAGTAGTGCTTATGTTCCATTTAATACAGTAACAGGTGGTTTTAATACAGGTTCTAATTTTAGTACTGCAAATTATTATTTTACTGCTCCAGTAGCAGGTAAATACTTTTTTACTTGTGCTATGTATTTAACAAACAGTAGTAGTGCAACTTATGGTATGCAATGGGGATTTTATGTAAATGGTGCATTTAAGTCATTTACAAGTGGTGATGCTTGGGGTTGTAATTCTGCTACACCAAATTCATTAGGTGGTACTATAGAATTTTCTACAACAGCTATTTTTGATTTAGCTGCTAATGATACAGTAGGGGTTAGACCAAGAAGTGCAAATATTAGAATTTATCAAGGACATTGTTATTTTGGCGGTTACTTTTTAGGATAAAAATATGGTAAGTTATACAATTAATTTAAGTGATTTGGAAGATAAATCATTATCTTATGCAACAACTTCTCAACAAGAGTGGATAGATAATGCTGCTAAAGAAAGAGCAAGAATAGCTAAAGAAGAAATTATTGCAATTTCTGTAAAAAAAGCTATAGAAAATAGTATATCTATTCCATCAACAGAAGAAGGTATTGTAGATTTAGCATTTGCTCAAGGCTGGGTAAAAACATTAGCTCAAGTAAGAGATGATATGCAAACTCAATTTGATGCTCAACAATCTACACAAAGTGAATAAAAATATAATTTAAGGAGAACTAGATGTTTGGCATAAGTGCTTTTTCACAAAGCCCATTTAGTTCTATATATAACGGACAGTTACAAACTTCATCTGCACAAATAACAGCAGACGCAACCGTATCTGCATCTGCAACACGCTTTAGAACATCCGCAGCAAGCATAAACGCTACTGCAACAATCACAGTTACTACAAGTGGTGCATTAGTATTTGGTAGTGCAGTTATAAATGGCTTTGCAGACGTATCTGCTATAGCTACTAGAACACAGTTTGGTAGTGGTGCAATATTCGCAGAAGCTATTGTATCTGCTACTGGCGGTTCACTTGCACTCGCTTCAGCAAGTATCACAGCAACAGGTACAGTAACAGCTAATGGTATTCTTATAGCAGGTGGCAATGCTTCTATAACTGCAAATGCTTCAGTTGCAATCACTTACAACAGAATTAGACTAGATAGTGGTTCTATTACAGGAAATGCCACAGTCACAGCACTTGGTGGTCTACAAGTATCAGGCGTAGCAGATATAGATGCCTTTGCTATAGTCACAGCAAGTCCTAACGCTATATATGCAGGTTTTGCTTATGTAGAAGGTGTAGGTACAGTTACCGCTAAAGGTACAAGGCAAGGTGAAGGTTGGACACCTGTTACTCCAGGCACAGAAACATGGACACCAGTATCAGTAGGTTCAGAAACATGGTCTGCAATATCACCTTCTTCAGATACATGGACAGAAATTACAGCAGGAACAGAAACTTGGACTGACACTACTCCAAGTAACGATATATGGTTAAGACAAGGATAAAAGATGGCAAAAACCAAAATTTCAGAATTTAGCGCAACCGCAGCAGATAATACAGATATAACTAATATCAATATTGCTGAAGGTTGTTCACCAGCTAACGTAAACAATGCTATTCGTAGCTTAATGTCGTTACTAAAAAACCAACAAGATGGTTCTAGTGGTGACCCATTTACAGTTGCAGGTACATTAGTATCTTCAGGTCAAGTTGACATTACAGGTGCATTTAGACTAGACGGAACTGCCGGTGCTAGTGGTCAAGTATTGTTATCAGCAGGTGGCAGTAATACACCTACATGGGGTAATGCGTTTGTAGCTGGTATGATTATGCTATGGTCAGGTTCTTCAGCATCTATTCCTAGTGGCTGGCTATTATGTGATGGTTCAAGCTCTACTCCAGACTTACGTAACCGTTTTGTAGTAGGTGCTACATCTACTTATGCTGTAGGTGCAACAGGTGGTAGCGCAGATGCTATTGTAGTAAGTCATACACATACAGGAACTACAAATACTAATGGTAATCACAATCATACCGCAGATATTTTTAACGCTGGACCTTATGGTTCTGGACCTGGCGAAAATGTTGCTAGATTTGGTGGAGACCCTGATGTAACAACATCTACTGCTGGCGCACATAATCACACATTCACAACAGATTCTACAGGCTCTAGCGGAACTAATGCTAACTTACCTCCATACTATGCACTTTGCTACATTATGAAGGCTTAATATGCCTACACAACGTATAGCATTTAAAGAATGGTTACCAGACCAACCTAGCATTTTAGACTCTGTATCTGAAGCTAATAATGTCATTCCTTTAGCTATTGGATATGGTCCATTTAAGTCAGCAGTAAACTATTCAGGCGCAGCTTCAGAAGACTTGAATAACTGCTTTGCTGCTAAACTAGACAATGACGTATTTATCTTTGCTGGTGGTGCTACTAAACTATTTAAAGTAGACAATACTGACTTATCTCTAGTAGACGAGTCTAAAGCAGGTGGATATACAGGCACAAATAGATGGCAATTCTTACAGTTTGGCAGCCTTGCATTAGCATCTAATGGCTCTGAAAAGATACAGTCTTTTGACGTAAACAGCTCTACAGCTTTTGCAGATGCAAGCTCAGATGCACCTATCGCTAAATACATTACAGCAGTTCGTGACTTTGTAGTAGCAGCCAATATTGGTGCAGGGACTACTCCTAACAAAGTGCAATGGTCAGGTATCAATGATGCAAGCACTTGGACTACCACAGCAACTTCTCAAAGCGACTTCCAATTGCTCCCCGATGGCGGGGATATAAATGGACTGGTTGGGGGAGAGTTTGGTATTGTATTCCTAGAAAAAGCCATTGTCAGAATGTCATATATAGGCTCACCGCTTATATTCCAATTTGACACTATTTCTCGTAACGTAGGATGTATAGAAGGTAATTCTATAGCACAATACTCTGGCACAGCTTATTTCTTATCAGATGACGGTTTTTATGCTACCAATGGTCAAACGCTAAATGGTATAGGCTCTGAAAAGGTAGATAGATACTTTTTTAACAACGCTAACATTGGTGACATTGACTCTATATCAGCAGCAGTAGACCCTGAACGTAATTTAGTTATTTGGAATTATGCTAACGTATCA